TCGTCAAATGATAAATGATATTTGTATGAAATAAAATTTAAAAATTGAACAAATTTTTCCATTGATTTGTTAATATCCCACTTCTTTAGGAATTCTTCAAAATAAAAGATCTCTTTTTGTTTGATTATTTTTTCAGGTGAAACAAATGATATGCATGCAAATTTTTGACCTGCAATAGGTTTATCTTCTTCTAAAAGATCCACGTATTTGCTGTTGACATTGTTTTGACTATCAAGTTTTCGCTCAAAACCACTTTTTGTATTTGCATTTACACTTGCAGAATCCTTATTTTTTCCCTTGGAAGTTTTACCAGCCATTTAATTTATAATATTTAGCAAACTTTAAGTTTTTATAACACAATATTATATTTTTTTCTTTTTATTTAATATAATGACTGGTTTGATAAACGTCGGCGAATTGATCAAAAGAATCATTAAATATTTAGTAGAAGGTTTAATGGTAGCTATTGCTGCTTTTGCCATTCCAAAACGTTCTTTGAATATTGAAGAAATCGTTCTAATTGCTTTAACTGCTGCTGCTACATTTAGTATTCTTGATACTTATATTCCTAGTATGGGAGTAACTGCAAGATCAGGTGCAGGCTTCGGTATTGGTGCTAACTTGGTAAGATTCCCTGGCGGATTTTAAACAAGTGAAGATTTATAATAATTGAATCATTTTTTATATATTTAAATTTAAAATAAATATATAAAAAATAATAACAATAAAATAAACACTGTATATACATATTCATACTTTTAACATAATATGTCAAATTTTGACACTAACAAAAATACGTCAATTAAAATAATAGATTGTTTTATTTTTTATAATGAAATGGATTTGTTAACATACAGATTGAATATATTAAATGACGTTGTAGATTATTTTATAATTGTAGAATCTACACATACACATGTTGGAAAAGAAAAGATGTTATTTTTTAACGAAAACAAAGATCTATTTAAAAAATTTAATGAAAAAATTATACATATTATAGTAGACGACTTTCCATATAAGCATCATAATATAAATATACATAATTCTGAACAATGGGTAAATGAAAATTTTCAAAGAGATCAAATAAAAAGAGGTCTTGAAAAATTAGATTTAAATGATGAAGATATAATAACAATAACTGATTTGGATGAAATACCAGATCCAGCTATATTAGTTAAAATTAAAAACAAAGAAATAACAGTTGATATTCATATTTTACAAATGGATTTTTATTATTATAACTTAAATTCAAAATTACAAGAATTGTGGAATCATGCTAAGATAATATCATTTAAAAAATACAAAGAATTATCATTGTCATGTAATAGCGTAAGATACATTGGTTGTCCAATAATTGAAAAAGGTGGATGGCATTTATCTTATTTTGGTGATAGTAAATTTATTAAAAATAAGATAGAACAGTTTGCACATCAAGAATATAATAATGATTATTTTACAAACATAGAAAAGATAGAAAAATGTGTAAATAGTTTTAGTGATTTATATGATAGAGATTTTAATATTATGGTAATACCTATAAACGATAATACATTTTTACCCGTTGAATATGAAAAATACTTGAGTAAATTTATTGTTGAATAACAAAATATCCACAATAATTATATTATATTATATTTATTATATTTATATAATATAATGACTATAAAAAAGACTAGAAAATCATATCAAAACAAAAGAACTAGAAAAGGTAAAAAAAGAGCGACACGAATAAACTATAAAAAGAAACATTCTAAAAAAAATCATATGAAGGGTGGCAATTTTGGCGGTAATTGCCCTGACCCAAATTTTTCTATTTATAATACTAATCTTTTGAAACTATTTCCCTATTCAACCTTTGGGAAAGGTTGAGCCAAATTTTGAACCTTTGGGAAAGGTTGAGCCAAATTTTGAACCTTTGGGAAAGGTTGAGCCAAATTTTGAACCTTTGGGAAAGGTTGACCCCAAGCCTTTTGCTCCACTTTTTCTCTCAACACTTTCGCAACGCTTTTTGGCTCCACCTTTTATAAAGGTGGATTTAGATGGTTGGTATGAACTCCCAGTTTAATTCAGCGCATATTTTTTTCCAAATATTATCTTGCTCAATTCGTTTTTCCTTGTCTTTCAGCATTGGAAAATGTGATAAATATTGCGTTTCCCCTAGCAATTCACAAAGTTTATAAGCCGTATAATAATAGTTTAAAAAATTAACTCTATCATCCGGACAAAATTTTGAATAAGGAGATTGTAATTCAATAAATAAATTGCACAAGGTTTCTTCTAACTCACTTGACATGATTGGTGGTTTAATGCCTAATTTATCTTTAATAAATGGTATGTGTTCATAGTATTTATTATATCCCAATTTTTTTAATATTTCTTTTGTTTTTATATTTGTAATTTCACTTAGTTTAAATCTCTCCTTTTTGATTTGCAATTTAATGTTTTCAATAACGTCGTGCGGTATTTGCGTAGTTTCTTTACCCTGAAATTGTGCCAATATTTCTTTAAAATGATTGATTCTTTTATAAGCATAAAAACATACTTCTTTAGGTGGTTCTTTATAGGACGGTTTTTCATTTTCTATTAGATATGGAACATATCTATAACAATCATTACACATAAGAACACCTTCATCCTCTAATGGTATTAATTCACCCTTAAAACAAAATTTACAAATGTCAGTCGGGTAAACAAACGCATTGATATCTAAAAACATATCGTCAATGTTTGAAAGATATTTTTGAACAATATTTTTACCCATTTCTTGTTTAGTTTCTTCATGTACGGTTTCTTTAATTTTAAAAAAGTTATTAAGTATTCTAGTTTTGCTGTTATTCTGTGATGTATTTACAGGATTAGATTCTTCATTGGAAATATTTTTTTTATTTTCAAAATATTCAAAAATATATTTAGAATTGTCAAGAAAATATTCTTTTTTTTTATTTTTTAGTTCTTTTATTTTTGTATTTATTTCTTTTAATTTGTCTGTTAATTCAAGTTTTAATTCAATATTCATTTCTTTTGTATTTAGTAATTGTTCTTTAATTTTACTTTTTTCATTTTGTAATTCAGGTATTCTATTATTTTCGTCTTTAGCAAACTCATTTATAAATTCTTTATGTTTGTTATCTAACGTTATAGCATTTTTTTTATTAAATTTTATTTTTTTAATTGATTTTGGTTTGAACGAGGGCATTTAAATAAATAGTACTTTAAATTAAAAGACAATATTTATTTAATTTAAAATAATCGCATATTATATTTATTTTTATTTATTCATTGGTTTAAACAAATTTAAATTTTTCTAAAAATTATTTAATGGATTTAACAATAAATCTAGAAGATTATTTAGAAACTAATAAAATAAACATAACACCCATAATGTTTCAAAAAATGAAATTGATTTATAATGCATTAGATGAAGGATGGAGCATAAAGAAAAAAGACACATCTTATATTTTCACCAAAAAACATGAGAATAAAAAAGAAATAATAGAAGATTCTTATTTGTTAAAATTTATGAAGAGCAATTTGGAGTTAAATAAAGTAACCGATAAATAAACAACCATATAATATTTAATTATTTTATTGAATAATTAAATAATTAAATTTGAATTAAATTAAAATTTCAAAATTTTTTTTCTTTAGCAATTGTATAAAATGGGAGGAGGACTTATGCAACTGGTCGCCTATGGCGCACAAGACGTTTACCTAACTGGAAACCCTCAAATTACTTTTTGGAAAGTAACTTACCGTAGATACACTAACTTTGCAATTGAATCAATTGAACAAACTTTCAATGGTCAAGCCGATTTCGGTCGTCGTGTCCAATGTATCATCAGTAGAAATGGTGATTTGGCTTACAGAACTTACCTTCAAGTCACTTTACCTGAAATCAACCAACTTATGGGACTTGGAGCCTTTGTCCTTGGACAAGGACAAGGAGTCTATGCCCGTTGGTTAGATTTCCCTGGTGAGCAACTTGTCGCTCAAGTTGAAGTTGAAATTGGTGGTCAAAGAATTGACCGTCAATATGGTGACTGGATGCACATCTGGAACCAACTTACCATGACTGCTGAGCAAGA